GTTCCTCAATCTTGGAGTGGGTTAAAATAAAAAATGGTTATATTTATTAATAACTTATATTTTTAAAAATTGGAGTTACTTAAAATGAACACAAAACAATTAACTAAACTTATAGAACTATTAGTGGTTAAGACTATTAAAAATTCTGATATGGTTAAGAAATTGGTTAAAGAAGAAGTTAATAAACAATTAAATATATTATTAGAAATAGAAACTTCAAAATCAAAAACAGTTAAGCAAAAAACATATAAAACAAATCATAAACCAAATGTTTCTTTAAGAGATAGTATATTTAGTGAATCTGAAGGGTTTGAAAAAATAGGTTCTGATAAATTTAATATTAATACACAAAATAATGTAAATATTAAACCAAAACAATTAAATTCTATTAATGATTTATTAGCTCAACAAACAAATGAAGATTTTAAAGGCTTAGGTGAACACGAGGTTCCCAATCCTTTAAAGGATGTAAATAGAAATAATAAGTTACCAGAACATTTATTAAAAGCATTTAATAAAAATTATTCAGAGGTTTTAGAAAAAGCCAATGTATATAGTAAAAATAGAAAAGGAATGATGATATAATATGTTACCGATATCAGTTAAATATCCAATAAAAAGAAATCAAGATGGATTTTTTGGAAAAACATATACTACTCTCGATACTCATAGAGCAAATATTAATTTATTACTAAGAACAAATGAAGGAGAATTACCATTTGATTATGATTTTGGTTTACCATTAGTAACATCTTTATTTGAACCAGAAACAGAAGAGTTAGTTGATTATTTAGATAGAACGATAAGAAGAAAGATTGCAAAATATATCCCTGGAATTAATATTAATTCTTTATTAATAGAAATGAACAGTGATTATAATAAAATAAATATAAAATTAAAAATATCTTCATCAGAAGATCCACTTAATATAGAAGAAATAAATATAGGTTTATAATATAAATGAACAATTCAGTAGTTAAATACTTATCAAAAGACTATGATTCTATTAAAAATAATTTAGTTAATTTTACTAAATATTATTTTTCAGATCAATATAAAGATTTTAATGAATCTTCTGTTGGAATGATGTTTATTAAACAGATGAGTTATCTTGGAGAGATTTTATCTTTTTATACAGATACTCAATTATTAGAAACATTTCAAGACTATGCTAAAAATCAATTTAATATTATTAACAATGCAAAGATGATGGCTTATAAGCCTAAATTAGGTGGTTCATCTCAAACAATATTAACAATAAGTCAATTAGTTCCTTCAACAACATATCCTTGGCAACCAGATTGGAGATATGCTCTTAATTTAACAGATGTACAAGCGTTTTCAGATGAATTTGGAATTAATTTTATTGCTAAGGAATCTGTTAATTTTGCAGTTAGTGGTTCAAGTGCTACAACAGTTGAAATAGCAACTCAAAATGAAAACGATGAAGTTGAATTGTTTTTATTAAAAAAACAAGTACCAGCTTATTCTGGTGAAATAAAAACATATGAATATTCTATTACTGATTCTACTAAATATTTATCAATAGAAATCCCAGATGATAATGTTATTAGTATTTTAAGTGTAAAAGATTCTGATAATAATACTTGGTATGAAGTACCATATCTTTCTCAAGATTTAGTATTTGAAAACGTTGCAACCGAATTAGACCCTTCACTTTCACAATACAAAAACAATGTTCCATTTTTATTAAAATATAGAAAAGTAACTAAAAGATTTACTACTTCTGTTAATGAAAATTTAAGAATGTATTTACAGTTTGGTGCGGGTACTAACCAAACAGCAGATGAATTAATAATACCTAATCCAGGTCTTAATTATGATAATTTTAATAAACCAATTGATCCTCGTGCAGTATTAACAACTAAAACGCTGGGTGAAGTTCCAAATAATACAACACTAACTATTAAATATATAAAAGGTTATGATGTTAATGCAAACGTTCCCATTAATTCTATTAATGCTCTATCATCTAATAATATTAATGCAACATATAACTTTACTGGTGAAGAACTAAATATATTTAATCAGATTAAGAGATCTGTACAAGTAACAAATGAAGTTGCAGCGGTTGGTTCAATTGGTATGGAATCAATTGATTCTATTAAATTAAATTCAAAAGCTAATTATGCAGCACAAGATAGATGTGTAACAATATCAGATTATGAAGCTAGAATTTTATCAATACCAGCTATATATGGTGCAGTTAAAAAAGTAAAAGTAATAAGAGATCAAAATGGATATGGGTTGGGAGCTTATTGTTTAACACAAGATGCAAATGGTAATTTAACACAATTAAATAATGCAGTTAAACAAAATTTAATTAATTATTTAGATTTTTATAGAATAGCATCAGATACTGTTAATATAAGAAATGCATATATTATTAATATTGCAGTAGATTTTGAAATTATTGCTAAAAATTCTGTTATAAATAAAAATGAAGTATTATTAGCTTGTATTGAAAAATTAAAAAAATGGTTTAATATAGATAATTGGCAAATATCTCAACCAATTATATTATCAGACATTTATAATATGTTAGATGATGTTCCTGGTGTTCTAACAGTTAAAAATATTAATATTATTAATAAATATGATGCTACTGGCGTTTCATATTCAAATAATTTTTATGATATAAAAACAGCTTCTTCAATAACACCTGGAATTATTTATACAGCAGTTGATCCATCTATATTTGAAGTTAAAAATCTTAATACTGATATATATGGTAAAATTATTTAATAGGACTTAAATAAATGCATAAATTTTTTAGACTTATAAAAGACAATTGGATAACAGATATTGATTCTAATAGAAACTATGGAAAGGATGAAATATTAGAAGTTGGTAAATATACATCAGTAGGAAATATTATTACAAAGAGAACTATGGTTCAATTTAATAATTCAGAAATTAGTAGTTATATATCATCTAATTCAATAACTGATTATAGTATGTCATTAGAAATGGCAGTTGCTTTGGTAGATGTTTATTCTGATACATTTAATATAGATGTACATCCAATAAGTCAATCTTGGGTAGAAGGATGGGGAATAGACGATGATGATTGGGTTGCAACATCTGGTTCAAGTTGGGATTGGGCTAATTCAGAAAATAATGAAGCTTGGATTGTAAGTGGTAGTGATTATCTAGAAGCTTCGGCATCATATAATATGTTTGTTGATAGAAATGGATATGATTTTTGTCCAGATATTAAATCTATTTATAATAGTTGGGAAAGTGGTTCTTATAATAATTATGGTTTAGTTATTAAATTACCTTCATCATTAGAAGATGATGATACTAATCATGGTTTAGTTAAATTTCATTCACGTCATACTAATTCTATATATGATCCATTGGTTAGATTAAGTTGGGATGATTCTTCTTATATAACAGGTTCTACTGAATTAATAACTACACAAAATATTAAACCATTTATTGATAATTATTATCAGAGACATAGTTTAGATAATGATACTATTACATTTAGAATTATTACTAAATTAACAAAAGAAGTAAAATCATTTAGTTCAACATATCTATCACCACCAATTTATAGACTAGATGAAGATACTCAATATTCCATTCAAGATATAGTAACAGGATTAGAAATAGTTCCATATTCTTCTTATTCAAAAGTATCATGTGATTCAGGTGGTAATTATATTACAATAGATACTAGTATATTAAAAGAATGGAGAACATATAGAATATCTATAAAAACAAAAATTAATGATGTTTATTATTATTACACAATTGGAGAATTTAATACTTAATGGAAAGAGATGCTAAAAATAATTTATTATCTATAGATACTCCTAATTTTAAAACTAATGATTTAATTTCTAGTAAAAATTTAGTAAAATTTAAATATGATAAAGATGTAATTGATACTGAATTTAATGATTTTGTTATTGAAGAAACTGAACCAACTAGTAGTCTTAATCCAGGTGATGTTGTTTTATCAGAATCAGAATATATAGATTTAATTAGTGAACTTGAGGCTAAACAAGATGAAATTGATGCACTTAAACAAAACCATTCATCTTCTCTCGAGGTATTATTTAATTCTTTAGATTTAGAAAATAATGTTAACTTAGCTTCTGTAGTTAATTCATCAATTCCAAATTTTAAAACAAATAATCTAAATTCTATTAAGAATTGGTTAACCGATTTAGTTGAAACTGAACAGATAGATTCTACTATTTATTCAAGTGCTATAACAAAAATTAATTCTGCAATAACAACAACTAATAATATTAGTAATTCTATATCAAATGTTATAACAAATATTAATGATATAATAGGGAACAATACTCCAAATTCTAATGATAGCGATAATCAAGAACGAGATAAAGAAGTTGACGAGACCCCGACTATAATTACAAATCCACCACCACAGATTGGTGATAGAGGTATATTATATAAATGAATTCAAAAATTACAAATATTGGTTTAGAACATATTAAAAAATCAGATATGGCTTCTATAGCATCTAATAAAAAGTTTAAAATTAAATTAGATGTTGATCAGAATGGTGTTAATATAAGTAAGGTTATTAAAGTTTCTGAACAAGTTAATAAATCCGTTTTTGTTAATACTAATGCAGATGAAGGAACTGTATTTGATATTGATGTTGGTAAACAACTACGTGATGCTGGTAACTTTAATGGTTTATATAATATTAAATATAAATTTTATTTAGAAGAACCAGAAGATTATGTTATATTAGATATATCAAAAAATAGAACTGAAATAAAATTTAAAGCTAAAGATCTTCTAACTATTAATAGTAATTATGATTCTCAATTTGTTGTATTTGGTGATAAAGAATATTTAATAGTTAATTATAAAACTTTTGGTGGTTTTCATTATTTTAAACTCATTTCTCCTTTAACACAAAAAGCTAATATTGGAGATAAATTTAAATTAATTGAAAAGATATTTAATGACTATGAAGATAATGTTTCTCTTATAACAAATAAAGATTTAACAAAGGGTGGTCTTAATATTCTTAAAGCACCTGAAACCGCTCAATATATTTCTCAGCTTAATAAAACACAAACATATAATTGGAATGAATTAGTTAATATTACTGAAGATAATATATATGAGTTTATTAAATCTAAGGTTGATTCTTCACCCGAAGGAATTGAACTTAAAGTTGATTATAGAAAATTTGATTATTTTATTAAGTATAGCTCAGCGGTTGCTAGATTAGAATCATTTAAAAATAAACTTAAGTCTTTAGAAGCATTAGAAACAAAAAGAACTAATATTCAAGCAGTATCTGGATCAATTAATTCTATATATGAATCATCTGTATTATCAAATATAATTGAATTAAAATCTACGTTTGATGGATTTGAAAGATATATGTATTATGAAAGTGGTTCAGCTTGGACTGATTCTAATGATGAATTAGTAATGTCATTAACATCTCCTAAAACTAATAGTACGTATCCATATACTTTAGCATCAACTTCTTCAGTTGCATTTAAAACTTGGTATACATCTGCTTATGAATGGGCAAAGGAATATGATGAAGGAAATAAACATTCATTTCTAAATGTATTACCTTTTTTAATGAGATTAGATAATAACAATATTGAATTTGCAAAGTTTATTGTATTAATTGGTCATTATTTTGATGTTATTAATATTTATATTAAACACATAACAGAATTAAAGAATTTGAATTATTCACATACTTCTGGTACACCATTTGGGTTATTATTAGAAATGCTAAATAATTATGGATTTAAAATTAAAAGTTCATATGCAATTAAAACGTTAAAACAATATATGTACGAGACTGAATCATAATGAATGATAGAACTACATTAAAAGATATAAATGATGAAATATGGAATAGACTCTTAGTAGATCTTCCTCATATTTATAAATCTAAAGGAACGATTAAATCTATTAGATCTATTATTAATATTTTTGGTATACCCGCTTCTATTTTAGATGTTAAAGAATATAGTGAAGTAAGTGATACTAAGAATGAGTTATATAATGATTATCAATTAGAAACCTTTGTACATGCACTTAATTTTTATGGTGAACAAACATTAAATATTCCATGGCATTCTTCTTCAAACAACACGTTCCCAAGTGGAATAGAATTATTTTTTAGAGCAGAAGAAATTCCAGCAACATCTTCACTTATTAATATTAATGATAAAATAAAAGTTGAGCTTATTAAAAGTTCAACGACAGATGGATATGGATATTTTCAAGTTTCTTTTGATACAGGAAGTGGTGATTGGATAACAACCGGTAGTAATGAATTTAGAATTGAAAATGAAGAAGCCAATCATATTGTATTACAAAGAATAGGGTCTGGATCTTTTCAACTAAACTATGCTAACTTATTATATTCAGATTTATTAATTAAAAATAATTCTATTTTAGATGATGAAACTGTTTTATATCTTCCCAGTGGTTCTACTAATTATTGGGATGTTGAAACTACTGCTTCTATTGGTTATGGATTTAGTGGAAGTATATATGAGCTAAGATTATGGGGAAACACTATTGAAGATTATGCTCTTGATAATCATACTCGTTATCCTCAGTCTGTGATATCCAATACAGTTTCGTCATCGTTTGATGATTTATATTTACACTATTCTTTTAATAATCCTAAAAATCATAATACTGGATCAACACATACAGCTTTAGAAAATGAAGCTTATAATGATTCATTATATAGCTTAACTGGAGTTGGTTTTGTTAATTGGCCAAGTGAATCCGTATTTCCTTTTAATTATAGAGGATTTACAATAGATACTTTAGCAAGATATGTCGATTCTGGTGTTATGTCTATAACATCTAATAAGGTAAGGGTTGATGATAACTATATTTTATCTGGTTCATATTTAAATCCACATACTAGTGTAGATTATTCTACATATAAAGATAAAATTGAACCAACTGATTTAGGAATATATTTTAGTCCAACTAATTTAATTAATGAAGATATTATTAGACACGTTGGTTTAACAGACATTGGAGAACTTATTGGTGATCCAAGAGATCAATATGAAGATACATATTCAGAAATAGATATACTTAGAAAGATGTATTGGAAATGGGGTGCAACTAAACCTTCTTTTTCTGATTATTTATATTATTTAAAAACATATGATTTAAAAGGATTATTTAGTAGTATTGAAAATATGTTACCAGCACGTTCATATCCTTATGTTGGTATATTATATGAACAAACTTTATTAGAAAGAAATAAAATTAAAAAGAAAAGACCAATTGCTAGATTTGAACAATTGGATATGTCTATTATACAACATATAGATACAACCGTTTCATCAAGCGTAAAAGATTTATCATATACATTAAATATTAAAGAAAATAATAATGATTATAACAGTAATTTTGAAAAAATTGATATATATAATATATTAGCAGTTTATGAGAATACAAATATATCTGGTTCTTTAAATAATACTATTAACATTAGACAAGCTGTTGATTTTGAAAACAATATTATTTATCAAAATTTTAAAGATGGTGGAGAATCTTATTCTCAAAATCAACAATTTGATAGTTACTATCCATTAACACATTATGCAAGATGGAAAGGTAATTTAGAATATGAACAAAGATTAAAATATAAAGGCTGTTTAAATAATGTTAATACTACTATTGATAAAGTCGAACCAGTAATTGTTACAGTCGTTGATTCATCTCAATTATATTCTGATGAGTCGGGAGATTCAAATTTAGGAATTAATTTATAAGGAGTTAAAAAAATGGGATATTTAGATAATTCAACAATAATTGTTGATTCTATATTGACTAAAAAAGGAAGAGAGCTAATGTCTCAGGGTCAACTTAATATAACTAAGTTTGCTCTTGCAGATGATGAAATTAATTATGCGTTATATGATCCCACACACCCAAGTGGTTCAGATTATTATGCAAGTGCAATACAAAATTTACCAATATTGGAAGCTTTTCCAGATGAGTCTAAGCTAATGAAAAGTTTAATAGTAACAAGAACAGATGGAGATCCTACTGTTGAAGTATTTGTCGACGTTGGTGTTTCTGAATATTCTATATTCTTAAGTGCTAATTCTTCATTTGCTCCAAAAACCGTTGGTCGTGATCAAATTGAAGACTATACTGTCCTATTAAAAGATAGTAAATATGTAACAATACTTAGTGATTATGATTCATCAGAACCTGTAATAAATAGAACAACACCAACATTATTAGGCTATGGTATTCAAGATCCTAGAAGTAGAATTACTGATCCTAAAATCATCAATCCTGGAATTACTGATCCTAAAATCATCAATCCTGGAATTACTGATCCTAAAATCATCAATCCTGGAATTACTGATCCTGGAACTGGTGGATATAAATTTGGAGTTGGTTCTATTACTAAAAAGGGAACATCATTTACTCTTGTAGCTAAAACAAAAGAATCTGTACCAGCAACGTTTACAACTTGGTCGACTCAAATTACTATTACTGGTAATGATTCTGGTAAAACAAAAATTATACCTGTAACAATTAAGAAAAGATAATATAAGAGGAATTAAAAATGGCAGATAAAACATTTACCGCATTTGAACCAGATGATGTAGTTTCTGGATTAAGAAATAAAGTAACATATCCAATGTGGAGTGGAGATGTAGCTCAATTAACATCATTTTATACTGCGTCTGCACAAGACCCATTCACAGATACAGTTGGTAAATATTATTTAGATGTTTATAATACAGACCCACAATCAGATGATACTGCAGCGGTTCAATTTTCAATTGCATATGGTCATGTTTCTGGTTCCGGTTCGTTAAGTACTGATTATGACTATCCAACTAAATCTATTTATGGAGCTTATCAAGGTGCTTTACTTTCCAACCCCGAAGAGTTATTTCAATTAGATTCGGTTGCATTTGAAGATGCATTCTTTATTTCATTAAAGAGAGCTAGATATAAATATGCAATTGATCCCGGTAATTGGGAACTTACAATCTCAGGTTCTGGTGGAATTATAACAATAACAGACGACTCTGAAGATACTACAAATAATATATCATTATCTAATATTTCTAATACTTATAACATAGTTTCTGGATCAATTACTGGTGGAATTGCTAATTCTACTAAATTGGGTATTCTTTATCCAGCTCATGGTGTTATAGTTTTAAGCACTGATGCTATATCAGGTTCTATTGATGGATTAGATAAAGGTGTTGATGCTTATAAAGCAAATCATTATCAATTATTGAAAGCAATGGACGGTGGTAATAATTTCACCGCTAGATCATTAGAAGAAATTAAATCTACATACTATTTTATTAGAGTTAAGAATAAAGAATATAATTATACAAACAATCCTACATTATATTCTGGTTCAACCGATTCATTAAGATTTGATGAATTTTATGATGATCCTAAAACATTTATAACTACTGTTGGTCTATATAATGATAATAATGATTTAGTAGCTGTTGCAAAGATGAGTCAGCCTGTTAAAAAATCAAAAACAAATGAAGTAACTATACAAGCAAGACTTGATTTTTAATTAAGGGGCTATTATGAGTAAATCTTTAAATGGGCGTGACATAAGCACTAATATAATTGTTGCTCACAAAAGATTTAATATTACAGAATCAACTCAATCTGATTATAGTATTGAAATTCAATCTGGTTCTAATATATCTTGGTTTGAAGGTGAAATACAAAATGGAGACGGTACATATCCGTCTCTTATATATAATTCAGTAAATAAATTATATTATGAAGTAGATGATTTTGTTGATGTTAAAAGTTATGATTTTATATCTAAAAGTTTAGGTGATAATATTATAGTCTATAATATTCCAAGAGAACTTTATGGATTAGAAATACAACCGGGTACTTTTGTATATGAATCTGGTTCGGTTATTATATCTGATGATGAACATTATAATCTAAAAAATGGTAATGAATTAGTTGGTAATATTTTTTATCAAACTGGTCATGTTGTAATTACTAATTCTGATTATTTAAATATGTTTAATGATTATCAACTAAGATTTGAATCAACAATTAAAATTACTGAATTTTCTGTACTATGTAATATAGATCAAACTGAATTTAATTATACTTTAAATTCTACTGCATATACATCTGGTAGCTATAAAGATGAATTTCAAAATGGGTTATTAAAACCACATATAACAACAATTGGTTTATATAATGATAATAATGATTTAGTTGCAGTAGCTAAATTTCCAAAACCAATTGAAAAACCAAATGATATTGATATATCATTTTTAGTAAAGTTAGATATTTAAAAAATAAAGAGGTTATAATGTTAGTAAGATCAGGTAAGAATAAAGGTAAAAAGTTGCAGAAAGAAGTGCGAGCTTTTTTATTAGAAAAATATAAACCATATGGTTTAGTAGAGGGTGATATTGAAAATACAATAATGGGTGAATCAGGTATTGACATAAAATTATCTCCCGCGGCTAAAAGATTAATACCATATAATATAGAATGTAAAAATCAAGAAGGATTTAATAGAAATTCTGCAATTGATCAAGCTGAAGCTAATACAGAAAAAGAAAGAATTCCATTAGTTATTTTTAGAAAAAATAGATTTAAACCATATGCTATTTTAAGAGAAGAGCATTGGCTTCAAAGAACCGCATTTATTAAAATTAAATATACTATTACAGAAATTAAAAAATCTAAATGGAATATTTGGAAAGAAATTTTAGATAATAAATTGGATATTTATGATCCTTTGCATATAATTCCATTTAATGTTATTCGTTTTTGGAAAGATGATATTCCATATATAATAGTTAAAATGAATATATTATTTGATATTTAGTTTATATATATTTAATATAGTATATATAAAATAGGTTATATGTCTAAACAACTTAGATTAGTTTCGTTAATTCAAAATGAACTAAAAAATTATTCATCTAATATTGAACCGTCATATCATAAAGATGAAGTAGCTTTTTGGTGTCCATTTTGTAAACTCGAACATTATAAAAAGAAATTGACTATAAGAATTGATTCAGATTCTGATAGATTTGGTAATTGGCAATGTTGGAATTGTAATATAAGTCATAATACTCGAGGAACTAATGTTATCACTCTACTTAAGAAATTGGGTGCTAAGAATGATTCTATAAGTGAAGCAAAAACTATATTAAATTCTATAGGATATAACTTTGATAATGATAGTCATCACGTAGATCGATCTAATAGGGTGTTAAACTTACCAACTGAGTTTATTCCCCTTTCTTCAATTAATAAAAATTCACCAATATATAGAAATGCACTTAAGTACTTATTAAAGAGAGGATTAAATCCTTTAGATATAATAAGATATAAAATTGGATATTGTGAAGAGGGTAAATATGGTAATATGATTATAGTTCCATCTTATGATCAAAATTGGAATTTAAATTATTTTACTGCTAGATCATTTATTAATAAATGGAAAATTAATCCACCAATTGAAAGAAATAAAATTATACCATTTGAATCTTATATTAATTGGAAACTTCCTTTATTTTTAACTGAAGGTGTATTTGATGCTATAGCAATTAGAAGAAATGCTATACCACTTTTATCAAAAACTATATCATCTTTAATATATAAAAAAATATTAGAAAATAGTACACCTGAAATAATATTTGCATTAGATAGTGATGCTAAAGCTACATCTATTAAATATATTAAATATTTTTTAGATAATGATATTCGAGTTAAATATTTAGATTTTCAAAAGTTAAATATTAAAGATGCTGGATCAACAAAATTTAGTAATATTATAGATATATATTATAATACATCTTATATTAATTACAATGATTTAATTAAATTTAAATTAGAGAAAATATGAAAATAAAAACTGAATTTCAAATTCCCGATAAAAAGCAAATTCAGACTATAGCTCATCTTGCAGATATCCATATAAGACCATTCAAACGACATAAAGAATTTCGTCATGTCTTTTCAAATCTTTATAAAGATCTTATGTCTAAAAAACCAGATTTAATAGTTTTAGCTGGAGATATAGTACATTCTAAAACTGAAATGTCTCCAGAATTGGTTGAATTGGCTGCAGAATTTTTAGATAATTTATCTAAAATAGCTTATGTTTTATTATTTCCTGGAAATCATGATGCTAATCTGAATAATTCAAATAGATTGGATGCATTAACACCAATTATTGATATTATAGATTCAGATAAAATATTTTATCTTAAAGATTCTGGTGTTTGGAAAATTAATAATTTATATTTTTCTCATATGTCAATCTTTGATGAGCGTAAAATTTTAGCAAAAGATATTCCTAATGATGGTACTAAGATTGCACTATATCATGGTGTTGTAGATGCTTCTACAAACGAATTTGGTTTTCGATTAGATTCTACTAAAATGTCTGCAAAAGATTTTGAAGGATATAATTATGGATTTTTAGGAGATATACATAAACGTCAATCGGTAATTAATAATATAGATTTTCCCGGATCATTAATTCAGAATAATCATGGTGAATCGTTAGATCACGGATATTTATTTTGGGATTTAACTAAAGGTACTAAAGAATTTGTAAAAATCCATAATGATTGGGGTTATTACACTTTAGAATTAGATTCTATGACTTTACCAGATGTCATAGATATGCCTAAAAAAGTAAGATTAAGACTTAAACTTAGTAATTTAGATTCTAGTAAAATTCAAAAGCTTTTAACTAAAATAAGAAAGAAATGGAATCCTATTGAAATTACAATTAATAGAATGGGAAATGATAGTTCTAAAGAAGCTGATTATGAAAGTGTTGTTGGATTTGATCCTACTGATGTTAATTATCAAAATGATTTATTAAAAAATTATATATTAGAAAACTTTCCAACCGTTTCTGATGAGTCAATTGAAAAAATAATTTCTATTAATACTGATATTAATACTAATATTTCATTAGAAGAAATTCCAACTGGTATTAAATGGGAACTTAAATCTTTAAGATGGAATAACCTTTTTTCTTATGGGGAATCTAACCATATTAATTTTAAAAATATTAATGGTGTTGTCGGACTATTCGGTCCAAATGCTACAGGTAAGAGTGCTGTTTTAGATGTTTTATCTTTTGCTCTTTATGATAAAACAAGTAGAGAATCTAAACCCGCTAATATAATGAATAATTCTAAACATAATTTAGAAACTGAAGTATCATTCACTATAGGAGATGAAACATATTTTATTAATAGAGAAGCTCATTGGAATAAATCTAATAAATATGTTTTATATAAAGTTAATTTTTGGAAACTAGATGAAGCCGGTAATGAAATAAATCTTAATGGAGAAAATCGTTGGGAAACTAATAGAAATATAACTTCTCATATTGGATCTTTTGAAGATTTTATTTTAACATCATTCAGTATTCAAAATAATAATTCTGGTTTTATAGATAAAGGAAATAGTGAAAGAAAAGATTTAATAATTCAGTTTATGGGTCTTAATTTTTTTGATAGACTATATGATGAAGCAAATAATATATATAAAAACATATTTTCTGACTATAAATTTCAAAGAGATAATTATAATTATCAAACAATTAAATTAGAACTTGAAAAAATATTAGATATTCATTCTAAAAAATATGAAGAAGCTTCTAAAAAACAGACAGAGATAAAGAATAATATAAATTTATTAACTAAACAAATACAAAAATTATCATCTAAGAAATTAAAATTAGATGATGATATAAAATATACAGAAGAAGAAGTTGATGAAAAAATAAAAAATATTGAAACTGAAATAGAAGCTTCAAAAATATTATTATCTTCTAAAAAAGAAGAGTTACAAAAAATTGAAAATCATATATCTAAAATAGATTTAGATTCATATAATTTAGCTGAAATTTCTAATGAATTAAAAGAAATTAAAAAAATTAAATCTAATATTAATGATATTAAATCAGATATTAAAGTTTTAGAATATCAAATATCTAGTGATAAAGATAAAATGAAAAAACTTGAAGATTTAGAATATGATGAAAATTGTACATTTTGTATGAATAATGTTTTTGTTAAAGATGCCATAGTAACTAAAGATATATTAATTACTAATAAATTAAAATTGCAAAGTTTTAATGATGATTTATTAAATTATAAAAATCAATTAAAAGAATTAACTAAATTTGAAGAATTAAATGAAGCATATTTAAATGATAAACACCGTTTATCTGATTTAAAACTAGATCTAACCAATTGTAATAATGATATTATAAAAATCGAATATTCTATTAAAGATAATAAAGATAAAATTTATTATTATAAAACTATTAAAACTAAAATTCATAATAATATTAAAGTAATTGAAACTAATAAAAAAATAGATAATGAAATAAAAGAAATTGAATCTGCAAAATTAACATTAGAAGCAGAAGAGAATTCTCTTAATAATAAATTAGTTGATTTATATTCAGATATTAAAATGTATAAAATTGATTTAATTAAAGCAGAAGATAATCTAGTTTCATTTTTAAAATTAGAAAAGAAAGTTAATAATTATTCTATCTATTTAGATTGTATTAAAAGAGATGGAATTCCTTATACTCTTATTAAAAAAGCATTACCTCTAATTGAATCTGAAATTAATAATATATTATCTCAGATAATTAACTTTTCAGTTATTTTAGATTTAGATGAAAATAAAAATATAAATGTTAATATAGTTTATGATGAAGATAGATATTGGTCTATTGAATTAGCATCTGGTATGGAGAAATTTATTTCTTCTATTGCTATAAGAGTTGCCTTATCATCTATATCTAATTTACCTAGACCAAATTTCTTATTAATAGATGAGGGTTGGGGAAACTTAGATGAGGAAAATTTAAATTGGGTTTCGGTACTATTACAATATCTTAAAACCTATTTTGATTTTATAATAACTATATCTCATATTGAGCATATTCAAGATGTTGCAGATTCTATGATAGAAATAGCTAAATATGGTAATTTTAGTAAAATAAATATGAATTAATAGTTTTTTAATATTATAAATTTATATGAGATATAGTTATCTTTTAATCATAAAATAATAGAAAAAAAATATAATATTGAAGGAATTGGTATTTATGAAATAATTATAGATACAACTGAAAGTATTAAAGATGTTAGTATAATTGAACACACCAGTTTTGAATTTGATGAAATTGTAATAAAAGAATTAAAAGAAACTAAATACATTTTTACTATAAAAGATGGTAAATCACTATTGAATTAAAAAAGACATTTCAGAGTAAAATTTGAATTATAATATAAAGGAGACTTGAGTCTCCTTTTTTATTTTAAATTCTATTTAGCCTTATATTTATTAATAATTAATTTTTTTATTATATGAGTTATTAATAATGTCAACAACACCACTTTATAAAGGTTTAGATAAACTTCCTGTATATACTACTGATACAGATAATTCTATATTCGGAGTTACTAATATACCCAACACATTTCCACTAGGTAAAACATATTTTTTAATACTGGGTTCTGATAAATTTAAAAAATTTAGTAATTTAGATATAGAAATATTAGATTCAGAAGGAGAAACTGTAGAATTCTTAATACCAGAATATTTAGAATCTAGAGCACGTGCTATTTCTATTAATGTACAAACAACTACTGCGGTTGGTGTTGGTAAAATAACTATAGTAGGTACACTTAAAGATTCTTTAGTTCCAGATAATTGGAAAGGTCGTCAAAATGTAAAATGGCAATCTAATATATTAATTAATCCATTCTTAGAAAATGTTAATAAAATTAAATTATTAAGAACTCCTAATATAACAGTTAGTGAAGAGGTAGATGTTTTTGTTAACTATCCAAGTAGTTCTTTTGCATTACAAACATTTTCATCCGGATCTATTAAATTATATCCATATGTATCTACTCGTTCAAGACAGGTGCTTACAAATGAATATATATTGGAACTTAATAATGATAGTTTTAATAGTTCTTTTTTAAATGGTTCAGTAACTATTGAAATTCCAAATGATACATTTAGTGGAAGACGTGTCAAAAATCCACCTTCACAATTTACTGCTAAAATAAAAAATATAATAAATCCTAGAAAAGCTATATTAGATAAACCAGCAACTGTAAGAAATTTAATGACAGGTAAATTAGAATCATTTAGTATTACAAGTTGGAATAGTAACTATGAAATTCAATATACAGAAGATGTAAGTGGAAGTGCTACAATTCAATCTGAATCGTATGCAAGAATAGATATTAATAATCTTAAAACATTTTCTGGTAAAGTTCAAACAATTGATCTTTATAAAAATAATATTGGTTCTTCCGGTGATTGGGAACTAATGGGTACATATCCATTAGAAGCTAAAAATTTATTTACTACTGGTTCTGCTTCAATTGATGTTCCAATGGGTAATTTTATTAATCAAGACTATGTTACATTTTTTTGGGAATCTAATTATGGTACTATTAATTGGAACACCAATCAATTATTAAATTCAATTGAATTAGCTTCTGGTAGTATTACTCGTTCTCAATTTCCATTTAATATATATGATGAAACCGATTATACTATAGAGTATACACTAAAATCAACTGAAGCTGGATCAATACAAATTTATGTATCTGGTAGTGGGTATGTAGCTACAAATTCTTATGGTAAATATATTGAAACTATATCTACAACATCTCCTAGAGAACTTATAAAATATAAATCAGAAGTTAGAAGTGATTCAGATGGTACAATGTTCCCTGTGTTTAGGGTTATGAGTGGAACATGGTATATATCAAATGTTAAAATTTATTCAACTACTAATTTTGGTGTTAATCCGTCTCATACAATTGTTAAAGCTCCTATTAATCCAAAAAGAAGAGATACTGCATATAAATTTAAATTAGTTTATAATAATCCTATTGGTGAATCATGTCCTACAGAAACAGTAGTTGAAGAACCGGTTTTCTTTACTGGTGAAAATACTTATATAGACGGAGCTGGTAATATTATTACAGGTTCATTAGTAATTGGTTCAACATTATATAGTGGAATTGAGTTTGCTGGAACTAATAGTGCTTATATTAGAAATATAGACTATCAAGGATATTATGAAGCTAAGCATAATATTGGTGGAGCTGGATTCTTAATTTGGTCAGGTTCGGTACTACCTCTAAGTGATATTACTAATCAATATTCTGGGGTTGGTGTTGAGCTAGTAACATCCGAAAGTCATTTACGTTTTAGAACAGATCCCGCTTCTTTAGATGTTAAAGTTAATTCATTTTTTGTTGGTAATCCTAATATTCAATTTATATCCGGTGGTGGTTCAATAATAGAAATTAGTTCAAGTAATTTTTGGTTAAACAGTACTGGAAACGTCTATATACAAGGTACTGTGTCTGCATCTGCTGGTAATATTGGTGGTTGGGAAATATTAGATGGTAAATTATTATCTGTTGGTGGTAATATGATGCTTTCTGGTTCGGGTGTAATTTCATCATCTAATTTTTATGTTAACGAAGCTGGTGTTGTAACCGCTGAAGAAGCAAATATAAGAGGTACTATTACTGCTGATTCTGGTTCAATTGGTAATTGGGAGCTAACTAATGGATTATTAAGTGGAAGTAATATTACTTTAGATGCTAATGGATCGTCAATATATATGTCAAATAAAGGCCCAGGTTCAGATATTACTGCTCCATTACCTCAATTAGCAGATGAATATTATATAGACTTTACTCCAGATCCTGCTTTAGGATTCTATGTTAAATTTGGTCCAAACTTTATGGTTGATGATGAAGGTATATTAATAGCTTCTGGAGCTACATTCGAAGGTTCTATTACTGCTAGTGCTGGTGTTATTGGTGGATTTATAATTGAAGAAGAATATTTAAGAAGTTCTAATTCTGCTATTATTATTAGCGGTTCTCCACAAGTTGGTGGATATTTTATTTCAACATCTAATTTTAATGTTAAACAAAATGGAGATATAACAGGTTCTGCTGTTCAATTTACTGGTGGTACTATTGCTGGATTTACTATCAATGGCACTAAATTATCTCAGGGAAATTCTTTTTATTTAGATGGTAATATATCTGGTAATTATTTTATTTCATCTTCTGCATTTACTGTTAACCCTTCTGGTTATATTTCATCAAGTGCTGGTAAAATAGGTGGATGGGATATAAGTAATCAATACTTAACATCTTCTGGTCTTATATTAAATTCTGATGGTTCAATTTATAGTTCTAATTATATTTCAAATCAATCAGGATTTATGTTAACATCTGCCTATAATGGATATGCTGAATTTCAAAATGTAAAAATAAGAGGTACATTATCAACAACTGTTTTTGAAAAAGAAACCATCAGCGTTGTTGGTGGCCAAGTTATGGTTGGTAATGCTACAACTATTGAAGAAAACTTATCTGATACTGATACAACAATGTCAGTTGCTAATGCTAGCTCATTTTCTGCTGGTGAAATAATATTAGTTAAAAAGTTTGATAATACTGGATTTTCTGTTGAATATATGTTAATTAATTCTGCTAGTGTTGATAATTCTTCAACTGGTGAAGGTACTCTATTTGTTCAAAGAGGTTATGAAAATGGTTCAATACCAATTGGCCATCCTGAAATTTCTTTCTCTGCTTCTTCTGCAAATTCTTATGATCAAGGACAAGTAGTTATAAGTACTGCTAAATCTGGAAGTGGTTGGGTTTTAATCAATGCTAATCCCGCGGATCAAAGAACACCTTATATTGATATAGTTGAAAGAACGGGCTCAGGTCTTTATGATACACAATTAAAAGTAAGATTAGGTGACTTATCTGGAATTCCATCTAACCTATTATTTGGTAATACATCTCCAGGGTTTGGTATTTATACTCTTAATGGATTTTTTACCGGTGGTATAACTGCAACAACTGGTTCATTTACTGGTAAAGTTTATGCTGGTAATATGATATTAGGTACTAATGTGAATGATGTTAGTAATAATGGAATGTGGATTAATGCTAATAACTATTGGTATGATAATGGACTATTTAAAGTTGGTGGATCAAATGATTTTATAAGTTGGAGTGGAGCTAGACTAACGGTTGCCGGTGAAATATTTATTACAGCTGGTGGGAATATAGCAACAACTTCTAGTTTAGATTCAGTATCATCATCAATAGATTCTACTATAGGTGTTTTATCTGGTTCTGTTGATGGAACAATAACAAATCTTTCAAGTTCAGTAAGTGGTAGTATTAATAACTTATCTAGTTCTGTTGATAATACAATTTATACCCTATCTGGATCGATAGATTCAACTATAGATACTGAAATTATAAATTTATCATCTTCATTAGACAATGTTATTATGAATGATGCTTATGGTAAATTAGTAAAAACTCCAACTGAAAATGGAAATGGATTATATCTTAAATCAACTCATTTAGGATATTACAATACTATAGATGGTTATAAAGCATTTATATCTTCTTCTGGTGAGTTTTTATTTAAAGCTAATGATAATAATTTATTAAGCTTTGGAAGCAATTCTTTTATTTTAAAAGTAAGTGATCAAGCTACTATTAGTGGAAGTAATATTAATCTATTAACTCCTAATTTTTTCTTTGGTAATTCAAACACTTCATATTTATCTGGAAGTAGTGGTAAATTAGAAATAAGTTCAAGTAATTTTTATTTACAACCCAATGGTGATGTTTATATAAGTGGTTCTATTAATGCTCCAACTGGTTCAATTGCAGGTTGGGATATTGGTAACGTTTATATAACTAAAGATCAATCTTATATATCATCTAATTCTCCATTATGGGAACAGGATTGGAATTTATATTCTGGTTCAAGAAAAATAATTTATTATGAAGAAGAATTTACTAACATTCCTTCTGGTTCTAATCTTTGGGTTTATTCTGGTTCAGCTGGGCCTGATTTCAATTCAGGTTGGCAGAGTGGTAGCCTAAATGTTAGACTATATTTACCTTCTGGTTCAGATGGAATAGGATTTGCATCTTCTTCTCTTATACCAATATCTGGTGGACTAGAAGAAACATCTTATACAATATCATTTGATTATTCAACACAAGAAACTACATATGCTCTTGTTAAAGTATATGATGGTAATGATAATTTATTAAAAAATATTAATTTACCATCAAATCAAATAACACCTACACAATATAATATTAATTTAATAACCAGTGCTTCTAATTTAAGATTATTATATGAATTAAAAGGTGATGAAACACATACTATTTATAAAGAAAGTACTATAGTAATATGGGATCCTAAAACCAGTGGTTTTGTAAGTCGAAGTGTTACAATTGCAACAGAAGAATATGTTGAACATGATTTTACGTTAGATAATATTAATATTAGCTCTTGGACTGGATTTGCAGAATGGTCAAATAAAGGATTATATGTTTTTAATAATCCTCAAAATTATGCTAAAATAGGAAATAATGTATTTGAACTTAAAGGACAAACATTAGATGTAGAAAATATTAATGTTGCTAATAATTTAGTTATATATGGTGATTTTACTGTTTATGGTAATCAAACTTTATATACACCAGCTCAAGATTTTTATGGTACAACCGCACCTATATTTACTATTAATTTAAGTGAAGTAACTGGTTCATCATCATTAATATTTGGTAATTCATCTAATTTCTTAAATTTTCAAAATGATATATTCACTCTTAGTCACGATTTAATAGTTAATGGTTCTATACAATTTGAAAACTTCTTGTTTGATATACAAGAAAATACAGATATTGATATCGGAACAGAAGTAATATCAACTATAGATGCATCCGCTTATAGTGCAGTATTTTTTGATTTTGTAATTAAAAATGGAACTAATATTAGAGCAGGTACTGTCTATGCTATTCACGATGGAACTAATGTAGAATATACAGAAACATCTACTAGAGATTTAGGTGATACATCTCCTGTTACATTAGAAGTTGATCTATCAGGTGGTAACTTAAGACTTAAAGCTACAGTGACTACTAATAATTGGATAGTTAAATCATTAGCTCGTGGATTATAAAAATAAATTTAGTTATTAATATAAAAATCTTGATTTAATTAATATTTATATAAAATATTATTAATTTCCTTTTGGACAGTGAAAAGAGGATAACAAATGGCAAACGAATTTAAAGTTAAAAAGGGCCTTATTGTACACGGCTCTGGTTCTGCATCTCCAATAGTAAGCGTTTCAGGATCTCAAGGTACACTACTCTCAATAGAAGAAAATCCATCTGGGTCAGTATTTAGTCTCAATGATATATTTGGGTCTAATATAATAACATTATTAAATAATAAGAATGTCGGCATTGGTACAACTAATCCAGGTAGTTATAAATTAAACGTTGATGGTAGTGTTAATATTAGTGGACAATTAACTAATACAGTAGTAACAGGTAGTTCACCATTTATTATAAGTTCTACTACATTAGTATCAAATTTAAATGCAGATTTATGGGATGGTTATCAATTTGCTGATTATTTGAATCAATCAGTAAAAACGAATAGTAGTCCTACTTTAGTGCGTTTGACATTATCACAAGCTACAGGTACATCTCCATTGTCAGTTACATCAACTACAGTTAATACAAACTTAAATGCTGATATGGTAGACGGAGTTCATCTATCAGGATTAGTACAAACATCACGACAAATAATTGCAGGTAATGGGTTAACAAGTGGGGGTGCTTTAACTAGTGATGTTACATTAACAATGGGTACTCCTAGTACATTGACTAATTTAACTACAAATGCTACTACCGCTACAAGTCATACTCACGCAATTACAACTTATGATATTAGTGGAACTACGAATCAAATATCAGTAACTACTGGCGGTAAAGTATTAGGTAATGCAATTACGTTTAGTTTACCACAAGATATTCATAGTGGGGCTAGTCCTACTTTTGCTACAGGTAAGTTTACTAATTTAACTGATGGTTATATACCATATCATATTAGTGATGCAAGTGGGTTAGGTAATAGCGTTATATATACTGATGGTTCCAATGTCGGCATCGGGACGACGGCACCATCAAAACTATTAGATGTAAATGGAGATGCTCTATTATCTGGAATACTAATCAGTTCTTATCAAGGAGTTAATTCTAATGGATATAACCAATTTATAGGCGGTGGAGGTCAAAGTAGTATAGGAGAAGTTGGAGCTAATTATAAAGGAAGTTATAACAGTGCAATGGGTTATCAAAGTCTTTACTCTAACACTACTGGATATTATAACAGTGCAATGGGTGTGTATAGTCTTTACTCTAACACTACTGGATATTATAACAGTGCAATGGGTGTGTATAGTCTTTACTCTAACACTACTGGAACTTATAACAGTGCAATGGGTGTGTATAGTCTTTACTCTAACACTACTGGATATCGAAACAGTGCAATGGGTGTGTATAGTCTTTACTCTAACACTACTGGATATCGAAACAGTGCAATGGGTTTCCAAAGTCTTTACTCTAACACTACTGGAACTTATAACAGTGCAATGGGTGTGTATAGTCTTTACTCTAACACTACTGGAACTTATAACAGTGCAATGGGTTTCCAAAGTCTTTACTCTAACACTACT